TTAGCTATTTAACGCTTGTTCGAAAGCTTCAACAGATTCTCTTTCTAACTCGTCATAGTTATGGCCATATACTTCATATATCATCTTAGGAGTATTGCCCAATCGTTCAGCAATTGTTTTAACTGGAATTTTCTTTTTGCTTGCAACTAATATCGTTGCGTGACTGTGTCTTAATCCATGTGGTGTAATTTTTTTAAAACCAGTCTCTTTAATCACTTTAGCCATTGCATGTTGAATAAGGGGCTCAGAGATAGGTGTGCCACGCTGATATGAGATAAAAACAAAAGAATCTTCTGTAAAACTTTTTCCGAAAAAGAGCATCGTCTTTTTACACCAACTTTTATACTTTTTTAATTGGGCCATTGTTTCCTTATCAAGTAAGATAGAACGATAACTATTCTTGGTTTTGGGTGTTCTGACACCTTTACCATCCCGAGTTTTTTCAACGGTTAAAGTATTAGCTTCAAAATCAATATTCTTCCATTGCAATCCTAATGCTTCTCCTTTTCTAAGTCCTGAATGAGCAAGCAATAAGATTAAGGTATAACTAGTTATAGTTAATAGCCTTTTACAATGGGAAAGGAATTCCTTAAGTTCTGAAGCAGTTAAGAAATTATCATCTTTTTTAGATACTTCAATTGAAATTTTATTAAATCTGTTTCTTGGAATAATCTCATCATCTACCGCTGCATTAATTCCAGTGAGAAAGATCTTATGGAATAAGAAGACAGAAGCAGGTGAGTAACTTTCCAAAAGCTTGTTGACAAATACACGTTTATAGGTGGATTTATCTAACTTTACTAATTTGTAGTTACCAAGCAAAGGTTTAATTTGCAAACGAATAGCAGATTCCCTTTGAAGCAATGTGGATATTTTCCAATCATTTTTATGAGTTTCGTACCAGGTATCAAACCATTCAGCAATTGAAAGGTTTGAGTATTCAACCTGTTTCATATTACCGTTTAAAGTGTTTGCTTTAACTGCTAAGAGAGCTTTATATGCTTCGTTTTCAGTTTTAAAGTTTTGTTTTGACTTCTCTCTTCTTTTTCCTAATTCATCATAATATCTATGTCTGTAACACCAGAGCTTTTCTTTTTTTGAGTTAAAATAGTAAAACAGTTCGTTATCTTTTTTTGACTTATACAGTTTCATAAATTAATCCTTTCAGCGTGGACAGACACGTTTTGGATTGTTTATGAAAGAAATCACCTCCTTAAAAGTTATTTTTCATCATTGTATTCTTTTATAACTTTTTTATATCCGTTAGAACATTCTCCTATTAACTTATTTCCATCCATATATACTCTTTCGTAGACCGGTATTTTAACGAATTGCGATGATTTTTTCTTTGCTTTCCGATGCTTATTTTTATATTCATTTAGGTTAATAATCATATAATCACCTCTTGTGGGGAATGTATGTTCTATTTGAGGCTAAAAAGAATCCTCAAACCACTCGACAACTCCAAGTGGTTCAAAACAGATTGTAAATTTTTTGTAATGTACTGAGACTCCAAATTTTTCTATGTAACGTTTTAATGATTCTTCAATAAATTCTTCTGTAACTCCTATAAATTCAGCCAGTTCATACTTGTTTTTAATACCTGCTTTATGGGCTTGAATTATTGCTTCGAGCGGGAATATTTTTTCATATCCCCATTGACGTGCTCGTAATTCCTGTTTTCGGTTACGAATGTCGGATTGATCTAATATATTTCCGTAGCTAGTATGATAATGTCCCATTTCTTCCACAAGTGTTGAAAGCTTTTCTGCTCTGGTAGAGATATTTTTATTAATCCAAATAACATTTTCCCCTTGTAACCCTTTTATATTTTCTGGTAATTGCTTTTCATAGATGTAAAGGTATTTGTTTGCTTCGTTAAGTAGTGATTCGTAACGCATCTAATTACCCCTTTTGCTTATGTTCATCTCTCTTCATGCGAATGAATTCTTTAAAACGTTCTATTTCTTCTAGCTCTTCTTTTGTCCATTCGTCTCCCTCATGGTGAGCTGCGATAGTTTCTATATCGTTATTTTCCGTGATTTCATAGAAACGTTTTTTATCTGTGCGACCAAGAAGATAATCAGTAGACACATCGAAAAAATCTGCCACTCTAATAAGGTTACTTCCTTTAGGAACATTTTTCTTCCATGAGTACAAAGAATTTTTCCCTATACCTAATTTTTCTTCTAAATTATTTACTGAAATACCTTGCTCATCACAAAGTATTTTTAAACGGTCAAAAGCATTCATATCAACGTTTCCTTCCATTTAACCACCTATTACTTAAAACTACTTTTAAAAAAGGAATAAAAAGTGTTGACTTTTAAAACTAGTTTTAATATACTCTAGGTAAGCTATTTAATTAGCTGAAAAGACAATAAAAAATACGACCTATACACATGCATTTTTTGACGCTGGGGAGCTGATGAAACGCATTATTACAGGCTTTTTTAAGTCTTATTTAGCTATGTTTTAATATTAAAACTAGATTTAACTTTTGTCAATGATTTTAGCTAATTAAATAGCTTTTTAAAAATAAATATAGAAAGGAGAATGAATTTATGTCACAAGAACTCGGAGCAAAAGTTCGTTCAGAATTATTTAAACGCAAGATAAAGCAGAAAGAATTAGCAGAAATGCTGGGGATCTCCACCGCTTATTTATCAGATATCATAAATGGTCGCAAAGATGGTCCAAAGGCACAGGAACATATCAAACACATAAAAAAAATCTTAGCTATTTAATTTAATAAGTAATTAATAATCAATTCATAAGTGTAGGTGAATCTATATGCCAATTGCTGAGATTAATGTAAGTGTAAATCAAGCCGAAATTCGTGATTATATTAATCAAAAAATTGAAGAGCAATTAAAAGAATCATTGTTTACATGGGATTTAGATCAAATGTCAAAGCGAACTTGTATGAGTAAAACATTTTTAGAAAATGAGTTTCTTCATGATCCGCGAATGAGACTTCTGGAGAGAAGAAAAGAAAAAGGTAAACGTTTTTGGTTCTATGAACAAAGTTTAGAAGTCATGAAAGAAATTATGGATGAATGGTAAAAAAATAAAAATTAAAAATGCGTGGACAGACGCGAATTTATATATCCAAAGCGCTGTGAACCGAGCCAATGACGGTTAATGATGTGATTAATAGCTTATGTGACGGTAGCAACGTTAGAAAAGAATAAGGAGGGTTACATATGAAAATCAAACCAGCTGAATGGCTAAAGCTTAATTCAGAAGAAAAGCAAAATCTACTTAAGTCTAAGAAGGGAGTGAGGTAAATGAAAAAGTTCATATGTTTTGGAGAAACAGAAGATTCTCAAGAGCAATGGTTATTAATTGATGCAAAAGACAAAAATGAAGCGATGGAAATAGCCTTTCGTTCCAGTGATTTAGCAGAAATTCAGGCTTGTACTGAATTAACACCAAACGATGAGTCTGGAATTTCTCACACATTTATATGTATTGACTAATTATTACACCGACAAAAGTCGGTACTCTTTTTACACAACTTGCAAAATTTGATGATGAGAAGTTGGAATATTGAGAGGGGGTGAAGCATATGTGGAATCGTTTATTAAATCATCTTACTTCAAATAAAAGATTGAAATGTAAGGATTGCAAAGTTAAATGGCACGTTACTAAAGAACAATTTAATTTTTCAAGAAAAACATATAACGGACCTTATTGTGGGAAATGCGGACAGAAATTATAAAGGTGGGAAGTAGATGCGAGAGATTAAGTTTCGAGGGAAGTGTGTTTACACAGCTGAATGGGTTTATGGAAGTTTAATCATGATTGCTCCAGAAGTTGCCCCAACCATCGTTACCACAGGTAGTAGTGCAGTTGGCTATTCTCAAATTGAACATAAGGTGGACATAGATACGGTTGGTCAATTTGTAGAAGTACAAGGTAAAAAGTGTTTTGAAGGAGACATTATTCAATATTTGAATGTTATTGGAGCTAATACAATCGGCATTATTCGTTTTGGCGAATATGAGCAAGATGGGAGTGGCGGAGAATACACAGCTACTAAATGTTTAGGTTTCTACGTTGAAAGAGTAAACACTAAACCGTTTGAATGGCAAGATGAAGTATTCGAATACGAATATGAAAAGCATGTTTCATTAGCTGGTATAGAAGAATTTAAAGTAATTGGAAATATCCATGACAATCGCGAGATCTTAGAACAGGAGGATGAAAATGAAGATTCAATTTAAAGAACTAAAACTTAATAATTTCAAGTCCCACAGCGATACCACAGTTAACTTTGGCGAGAGAACTGATATCACCGGGGACAATGGGGAAGGTAAATCAACCATTCCGCAATCCATTACATGGTTACTTTATAACACAGATACTTTTAGAAGTAAACTAGATCCTACTCCGATTACTTATGATTCAGACGAAACAAAAGTTTCACTATTGCTTGATGTAGATGGAAAACAGGTTCTTTTGGAGCGTGTATTAAAAAAAGGTAAGTCGCAATGCTATGTCAATGAAGTACCAAAGACAGCGACTAAATATGATGCTGTAGTTAATGAGTTGTTTGACAAAGAATTGTTTTTCTCTCTATTCAATCCAAACTACTTCTTTACCCTGCATTGGGAAAAGCAAAGGACTATGTTGCTGCAATATGTTTCTGCTCCACTAAAGAAAGAAGTATTAAAGCATATGCCAGAGCAGCAATCAGAAGTACTTGAACCGTTGTTAAAAAATCAATCCATTGATGATGTGAAGGCAGCGCAATCCGATAAAAAGAAGCGCCTGGATAAACAGTATATTGCTGCACAAAGTAAAACCAAAACACTAAAAGAGCAATTAGAATATCATGCACCAAGTGTTCCATTAGAGTCATTGCAAGCTGAATTGAATCCATTGCTTAAGCAAAGAAAAGAGTTAGATGAAATTAACGATTCTGCCAGTACGGTTAACGGAAGAATCAATGTACTCAATTCTCAAATTCATCATCTGAATAAAGAGAGAGACAGCATGAAAGAAGATTGGGCTCTACTCAAAGAAGAAAAGATTGAGGACCATTGTCGTGTTTGTAAACAGCCTTTGCAAGATGATTCCCTAAAAGCAGCAGAAGAAGAAAAACAGCAAAGAATGGATAACTTTAAAGCCTCTTTTAATGATGTTATTGCTCAACGAACAAAATTGGAAGAAGAACTAAAAACATTGGAATATATCGATGTTTCTGAAACAAGAGAAAAACTTATGGAATTGCAATCTAAGATAAAACCACTAGAAAAAGAGATTGCTAAACATAAAGATTATAAGCATTACGTGGACCAGGTAGAACAAGCAAAAGCAGAGGAAAAAGAGTGCTTAGAAACGCTAAACGAATCCATTTTTATTCTAGATAGCATTAAGGACTACAAAGCAAAAGAAGCTGAATTACAAGCTGAAAAAGTACAAGCTTTATTTACTACTCTTTCAGTTAGATTGTTCAAACAGAATAAAACAGATGGAGAAATTAAGCCAGACTTTGAAATTGAAATGGATGGCAAACCTTATAGCAAGCTATCACTCTCTGAAACTATTCGAGCTGGCTTAGAACTTAGAGATGTGTTATCTGCTCAAAGTGAACTGATTATTCCAGTATTTATTGATAACGCTGAATCTATAACCAAATTTAAAGAACCACTAGGGCAATTAATTCTTTGCAGAGTGGTAGCTAATCAAAAATTAAAAATTGAAGGAGTGACTAATCAATGAGCAATATTATGGGATTGGACTTAAAGGTTGATGAAAAGTATATAGGTGAAATTGTTAAAAATGTAGTACAAGCAAGCATAGCAGAAGCACTTGGGGCTAAAGATGATTTAGTTAATACCGCGATTAAGACAATGTTAACTACAAAGGTAGATAAAAACGGAAAAGTTAGTAACTACTCTAGTGATAATAAATATAACCTTATTGATTACTATGTTCATAGTACAGTGACTGATATTTGCAAAGAAATGGCTCTAGAAATTATTCAAGAAAATAGAGATGCACTGAAAGCAGAATTGAAAAAACAATTATCCAGTGAAAGAAGTGTTGAAGCATTTACCAAGTCCATGATCGATAGCACTATGGAGAATTTGAATAGAGAATGGTCTCCATCTATTACAGTTCAATTTGATAAAAATTCAAGATACTAGGAGGAATTAAAAATGGCTAATAACTCAATTGTACAATATACACCGGAAATCACAGAAGCATTTAAACCAGAAGTATTACAGGTAATTAGAACATCCATAGCACCAACAGCAAGTGACCAAGAGTTTTTATTGTTCGCACATAAGGCTGCTTCTTACGGATTAGATCCATTCAAAAATGAAATATTCTTTATCAAATATGGAAACACAGCTCGTATTCAGTTTGCTGCAGAAGCGTATCTTGCTAAGGCTAGACAACAAGAAGGCTTTCAACCACCTGATACACAAATGGTGCATGAGAATGATGAATTTAAAATTGCAATGAACAAAGAAACAAAGGAAATGGAAGTAGTTCTTCATGAAATTGGATTCCCACGAGGAAAGATTATTGGTGCCTATTCTATTGCTTATCGTGACGGACATAGACCTGTAACAGTAATCATGGACATTGAAGAAGTCTCTCATATGTTCACTGGCCAAAATAAAGATAACTGGAATAAGTGGACAGCTGATATGTTTGGAAAACACGTTCAACAACGTGCCTTGAAAAAGCAATACGGTCTTGAATTTGAGGATGAAACAATTACTCATGGCGAGCCAGAAACTAATATTCCAGAGTATAAGCCACAAGAAAGAAAAGATATTACTCCAACACAAGAAGTAATTGATACACCTAAGCAAGAAGATCCTAAAAAGCTAACTCCTACAGAAAAGGCTCGTGCTGAAATGAACGCTAAATTTAAGAAGCTAGGCATTGTTGGTAAAGATGCAATTGCTGCATATATCGAACAGCATGCACCTGATTTAGTTGGTAAAAACCCAACGTTAGCGCAACTAACTGGATTAAATGATTTATTGGACATGCATATCGATTTGAAAGAAGCTCAAGAGTCTAGTGCGGACAGTTTGGACTGATACTCATGAAAGTAGACATTATAGCAAGTGGTTCGAGTGGCAACGTGATTGCCATTCGTTCCAATCAATCTACTATTCTTGTTGACGTTGGTATTGCCAAGACAAAGATTGAAAAAAGGTTACTGGAAGTAGGTATTTTACCAACAAGCATTGTGGCCATCTTTATCACACATGCTCATAAGGACCATGTGCAGGGATTACCTTTTGCTAATAAGTATAAGATTCCAGTCTATGCAGCAGAGAACGAATGGAAGTCTATGCCTAAAGTAGATGATGAATTAAAGAGATCGTTTAAAGCAGGAGAGAGTATTAATTTTGAAGATAAATTCTTTATTGAATCCTTTCATACTCATCATGATGCTTATGATCCAGTCGGTTATACAGTAACTGATTATGAAAATAATAAATGCTCTATCTGTTTGGATACTGGCCATGTAGATGAAAACATGCTCGAGAAAATGGAGTTTTCCCAGATTTATATTATCGAATCAAATCATGAACCTAACATGATGGAGGTTTCTGATTATCCTGACAGAGTAAAAGCTAGGATTCTATCAAATGTTGGACATTTATCTAATGAACAGACAGCCACAGCCCTTTCTAGACTCGTTCAGGGATTAGGGGAGCAAATATACTTAACACATTTATCAAGCAAAAATAACATGCCTGCGCTAGCTAAAATGACCACCATTAGGGCGCTTATGAAGCAGGGATACCAGCAAAATGAACATTACAAAATTGAGGTGATTTAAGTGGAAAAGGTTGAACTACCACTTGATGTATATAACGCATTTGAAAATTTGAATAGAGTATGGAACAAGTTAGGAACAAAAGAAGAAATCAATCTTATGTTTATGCAAATTCTATTTATTGCGACAGATGGTATACCTGATTCTATGATACTTAAAAAATATGCAATAAAAAATCCTACAAAGTATCTTCAATCGCTAGTGAATGGTTATACATTAGAGAACTATTCAAAAGTAGTAGTGCAAGTAAGCCATAAACTAGATGATTGGATGAATAGAACTTATCAAGGCAGCAAAGAACAAGATAGATTCAATTTTGCCCAGGAGCTTACTGGATTTATAAAAGAAGAACTTTTGAACCAAAAATGATGGGAAGGTGAGGTGAATGCAGGGGTATATCAAGGACCACAGGAAAGAACTTAATAGTGATATTTGGGCAATGCCTCCCCTGTATCACCGTGTTTGGCAATGGTTAAAATACCAGGTTAATCACAATGATGCTGAAATCCCAATGAATGATGGCACCAAGTTACACATTAAAAAGGGTCAACACCTTACATCTATTCGAAAGATTGCTCGTGGTGTTGGATATTACGAAAAGGGATTGTGGGAGGAACCTAATCCAAGAACGGTAGACAGAATTTTAAAGTGGATGGTTAAAAACAACATGATCATAGTTGAGAATGGCAATGCCAATAGACAGTATACACTAATCACCATTTTGAACTGGGAGACCTATCAAATGGAGGAATCTTCAAAGAAAGATCCTGCTGATGTTCCGAAAGAAAAGCCAAAGAAGAAGGATAGTAAAGTTAAGTATCCAGAAGGCAGCCCTTACTACAATATGGCAACTTACTTTCATGGAAAAGTTTCTAAAGTGGCAGAAGAAGCAGGAGTGAGCCACTTGGTAAATAAAGCAGATATGCAAAAATGGGCAGACGAGTTTAGGAAATTGATTGAGTTAAATAAAGTTGATAAGCACTTAGCTAAAGAAATAATGGATTGGGTTGTTACTGATAAATTTTGGAGGAAGAATGTTTTATCGGCCAAAAAATTTAGAGAGCAATTTGCCAAACTTGCTATTCAATATAACGAAAAACAATCTTCTTTTCCACAGAATAATCCACAGAAGAAGGATTTTAGGGATAAGGATATAGCATTCTCTAAATTTGTAGCAGCAGGGGGTGATCCTAGTGAATTTGATTGGAGCAGCTGAACAAGAAATAAACGATATTTCAGTTGAACAATCTGTATTAGGGGCCATTCTCATTGATTCAAATGTTTTGGATGAAATTACTTTTCTAGAAGTGAGGGATTTTTCTTCTCAGAGGCACCAACAAATATACAAGGTTATGAGATATCTAGAGAAAAAAGGCGTTCCTGTTGATGTTGTAACAGTTACAGAAACCTATGTGAAATTCGGACAAGTAGAAAACATGGGCGGTGTATCCTACTTAATGGATCTAACAGCCGCCTGTCCTTCTACAGCTAGTACAGAGTATTACGCCAGGATTATTCGTTCCAAGGCATTAGAGCGAAGAACAAAGAACATGGGCGAGATCATCAAGGGGATGACAAGAGATGATTATGAAACGGACGAAGAGTATTTCTCATCTATTGAAGCATTAGTCAGTGAGATGAGACCGCAGGATAACGTGAAAATGAGAAGTTTTTCCGAAAGTAAAGAAGATTACTTCAAGCATTTATCAACCCAAGCTGACTACATAAAAACAGAGTTCAAATTTTTTGATAATTGGGCTAAGGGATTATGGCGTGGTTGGTTATATGTGAGTGCTGGAAGACCATCAGTAGGTAAAACAGCTAAAATGCTTCAAACGTGTTATGGAGCTGCTAAACAACATAAAGGTGTGGTCCTCATATTTTCTCAAGAGATGGGAGAAGACGAACTAAAAGACAGGATGATGTCTTCTGTTACAGGTATTCCTTATCAAAGAATTAAAGCGAAAACTTTGAGTGAAAAGGAATTAGATACTTTAAAAAATGCTTATGAAGGCTTTGAGTTTCTACCTATTTTCATACAAGACAAGCCTTATATCACTATAGACGAAGTAAGGGCAATAGCAAGGCAGTTCAAAAAGAAACATGGAAAAGTAGCTTTAATTGCAGTGGATTACTTACAGATTATGAACATTCCACAACGTAAAGGCGAAAGTAGATCGCAAGCTATTGGAAATGTTACAGGAGCAGCCAAACAAATAGCGAGAGAACTAGAGTGTTGTTTCTATATGCTATCTCAAATGTCTCGTGAGTTTGAAAAGGCATTGAAGCCGCAGCTATCACATTTAAAAGAATCAGGCTCTATAGAGCAGGATGCAGATGTAGTTGAGTTTCTTTGGCATAATCCTGATGATTCTGAAATGGGTGGTAAGGTTATCCAGCAAACAATAGCTAAAGGCAGAGATACAGGATTAAATGACTTTAGACTATTGTTTCAGGGCTGGAAGCAGCATTTTACGGAATTACCTAGTAAGGAATAGGAGGAATTGAAATGGTAGCTTTTAAAAAGGGTGAATGGGTTCTTGTTAATGGTCGCTTTAAATGGGTGGGGTATATTACTTCAGTTTCTCACACAACGGAAGAATGTGAAGTACGAGTTATAAAAAGAGTTAATGGGAAAGACTTTACAGCTGAACAAGTACTAATAGATGTTGATTTTGAAGATATGAAATTAATGGATAATCGCCTAGAAGAAGATCATTTATATCAGTTAATTGATTTAGCCCTTGATACTAATGATAAAGAATGGTTTAACGAGATTCAAAGCATGTTGCCTAAAAGCGAGGGAGTAAGTTTATGAGATTCGTAGGAATAGATCCATCTACTAAAACAGGTTTTGTTGCAATCAATGAACATGGTCATGTTTTAAAAGAAAAAGAGATTACCGGAATCGGAAAAGTAGATCCTAAGCGAATGAGAACTATGATTTTAGATGTAATGGAACATATTCAAAAAGATGATGTTATAGCGATTGAAGGATTCGGTTTTGCTTCACAACAAGCTATACAAAATGGCGGCATTGGTTGGGGCATAAGAATGGCTTTAGATGCTAGAAAGCTGTCTTATATTGAAGTCGCACCTAATGCTTTAAAAAAATATATAGGTGTTACTGGATGGACAGGAGAAAAAGGCAATAAGAAAAGATTATCTGGTCCAGAAAAGAAAAAAGCAGTAAAGGAAGCAGTAGAAGCCCATTTTAACTACTCGCATAGAAGTGACAATGTAATCGATGCGTATGTGCTTGCACAAATTGCCTTAAGTCACTTTGCAGTTCAAGAAACGAACTCCATTCAGCTGTTGAACTATCAATCACAAGTTATTGACACCATCTTGAAGCAGGCTAATTAAAATGGGAAGTTGGAAAGATTATTACCAACCACAATTAAAGAAAATTGTATATGCAATAAATAGACCTAACCTAATTAAGTTAATTGAAGATCATGAGAAACGTGGTTGGGAACAGGCTAGTGAAATAAAAGAATATGGTTATGGATTAGGAATTCTAATGATATTTGAAAAGGGAGAGAAGAAGCATGCAAGTAACAGTTAAAGCACATTTTAACAAGCAGACAAAAGACAGTAAGAAGGAGTTAGTACAGTTTTATGTTAAAGGTGAAGACGAGAAAAAGCAGGAACTAAACAAGTTAACTCGCGAAATGGTTCTTCTTGAGATTGAAGGGATAGAACATAAGCTTAAATGTGAATTTAACAAGATAACAAAGGACAGTAAGAAAACAACTTTAGATTTTATCGTAAAGGGTGATTCTTCTGCTGAAAATACATTTAATTTCTATAAAAAAGCAGGGGCTGATGTAACGCTGCATATTGTTGAAACTCAAATGAGTACTGATGATTTTGAGGAAGAACATGAAGTCCTGCAGTATACAGTAGGAATAGATGGAACAGTTGCAGTAAATCCAGACCAATTATCAATGGAGGATATGAAGGATGAAAAAGAAGCTGCATTGAATGGAGATCCATTTTTTTCTTCTGTAAATGAGGAAGATCAGCTGAATTAAGTTCTCTTTAGTTATGCCGAACAATCTATAATTTATAAATAAAAAATGGATTAAGATTAGGGAATTTTAAGGTGGGGGTTAATGCAACAATTATACTTTTTTCCTGTATTTGATGAAAGATTGGTAAGATCTATAGTTATAAAAGAATTGAAAAGGTATAAAGCCTTAAAAGTACGTTTGCAAAATAAAGAGGAGCTTGAGGGAATTGGGATTAAAGAAGATTTGTTTATAAAAGTGTATGACAATGACCAAATAAATAAACTCAAAGTAATACAAATTGAAAGAGCATTAAATAATAGTTTAGATTTTGACGAGAAAAGAATTATTGAGCTAAAATACCTCCAACCTTATAGAGAAAACGATGTAAGTATTTACATGGAATTAGGGTTACAAAAGAATAAGTATTATGAAAAGAAAAAATCCGCAATATTTCAATTGGCTTACTCTTTAGGAATAATTTAGGTATACTGACAAGAAAAACCTTCTATATTGTGGTAAACTATGATAATCACATATAGGAGGGATTTCTTTGTTTAAAGAAGGAGATGTAATTAATGAAAGATATGAATTAGTGAGTTTTATTGCTCCTGGTGGAATGGGGGAAGTTTGGAAATGTCTGGATAAATCTCTTAAAAGGTATGTTGCAATAAAATTTGTAAAAGGTTCTTACCTTCTAGATAATCCAAACGCTGAGAAAATACTTGCAGCAGAGGCAAGCACAGGGGCTAGTTTAATAGGTCATCCTAACATCGTTACTATATTAGATTATGATTCTTTTGAATATGGTGAACATGTGACTTTCTTTATTGTAATGGAGCTTGTGGAAGGGAAAAACTTGAGTAGTTGGATTAAGGAATGTAAAAAGACTTTAGATCCTAAGACTTATTATTATCTTAGCTTATTAATCAGTTGGGAATTATGTAAGTCTATAGACTTTGCTCACAAAAAGAAAATAATACATAGAGATATTAAACCATTAAATGTTTTTATTTCTAATTTTGGGATTACAAAAGTTGGAGACTTTGGTATTGCAAAATTTATTGATGAAATTACACGGAGTCATAGCGTATGGCATTTTAAATCTGCACCTTATTCTGCTCCAGAACAATGGCGAGATGAAAAACCTGAAATTGCAACTGATTTATACCAATTGGGTTGCACTGTATACGAACTTTTAACTGGAGAATTACCGTTTGTTGCAAGTAGTGCTTATGGTTTTATGAATGCCCATTTGACTCAAGATCCAATACCACCTGATGTAATTAACAATGAAATTTCAGAAAAATTATCAGAAGAAATACTAAATTTATTAGAAAAGGATAAAGATGATAGGCAAAATAAAACCTGGAAGTTAAATGATGCTATTGCAGGCGAAATACAATCATCTTATAACATAACTTTAAATATTACAGATGAAACTGATGAGAATATAGAAAAAGTTGCATCATTATGCGATATTGATATCGATTCACTTAGGACAGATTCAGAATTGAAGATAAAATTTCCAGACTTTAATGAGGTATTATCAGAAGGGATACAATTGAGTTTTATAGTACCGGGCAAATTTAGGATTGAAAAGTTTGAAGAATCGGATGTTAAAAAAGATGAAGTTACTGCATAAGGACAATAATAGGAAAAAAGGCGGACAAACCTGTCGCCTTTTTTTTATTTAATTTTTATTAAGATTATCTCAGGAAGTTATTCCTGGGAGAAGCGCCTTTCCCTTATCAAGACGTACTCGAATATATTCTGCGGATGTTGAAGCATACTGGTTAACGAGGGAGTATGTGGAGTCTTAAGCGCGCTAAGTCTTGCGATCGAAAGTTCGAGGAATTAATTATGATTGTGGAAGGTTATTTCTCAATCTCAGCCATTCTCTCGGTGCATTGGGAAGTTTAAATCCTTAATCACATATAAAAAGCGAGTTCGCTTTACTAAAATAAAGTGCTATTTTTTGTACATTACACTAATTCCAAACGTGTTCTGTATGGTAACAATTAATAAAGTCTAAAAAACCTTAATATATCAACCTTTATCGTGTTCGCATTTTTGTTCTATGTAACGCGAAAGTAACGCGAAAGTAACAGCGAGTATACAGCGAGTACATATAAACAAGAATGATAAAGAATGATAAAGAATAAATACCTTGCAAATTGTCATATGCAACAAGGCTTTTTTGTTTTTAAAGATTATTAGATTAGGAGAAAACAAAATGATCTCAGTAATAGTTGAAAATGATAGATGGAATGGAATCTATAAAACTAAGGTTAAATTCTTGGGCATATTAATTTATTCAAAAACGGAAGGGAGATTAAAACGTGATAGTTGAAACAAGAAAAACTGCTGCAGGTACAGAATATTGGGATGCTAAAAATAAGAAGTCTTTATTTGTTGCTAAAGGACAGGAACCTTCTTTTGAAGTAACTAAGAATCCAAAGTCTATGATAGCTACTGAATCAATTGATGAACCTGTTAATATTGATGGTGAAATGCATCTAGAGGATATGACAGTTAAACAGCTTCATGCTTTTGCTAAACAAATAAATGTAGAGATACCATCTGATATTAAAAAGAAAGAAGATATTGTTGCTTTCCTAACATCTGATAGTGAATGAAGTACTGTGGTGAACAAGGCTGTAAGACTTTAATATCCAGTGGCCGTTATTGCCCTGATCATAAGCGTAAGAAGAAAGATAAGCCAGTGTATTCTAAGAATAAATCCTTTTACAATACACAAGCATGGAAGGACCTTAAGGCTCACGTTTATCAACGAGATGGTGGTTGCTGTCAACGGTGTGGGAAGTTTGTATTTGGTAAGAGAGCTCATGCTCATCATATAGTTCCAATACAAATCAATCCATCTCTTAAACTTAATGAGGATAACGTTACCTTGTTATGCAACAAGTGCCATCCAATCGTTGAAGAAGAAACGATGCAAAAGTATTTTCCAAAGAAGAAACAGTTTAACTGGAATCTATAGCCCCCCTATCAAAAATGAGCCATAGCCAGTTTATGGAGGATAGGGAGTGAGGCCCTTTCCGTGCACCTCAAAATGAAAATTTTAGAATTTTTGATACTACAAAAGAGGGAGGTGGATAGGTTGCCAAGGAAAAGAGACCCAAATCGAGATAAAGCATTAGAGTTGTTCAAAGAACATAATGGAAATATTACAAATCGTGCCATCGCTGAAAAATTAGGAGTTTTAGAGAAAACTATCTCTGCTTGGAAAAGTCGTGATAAGTGGAAAGACTTAATCCAAAATGCAGAATGTAGTACTACAAAAAAGAAGCGTAGTACTACGAAACCTAAAAAGGAAAATAATGATTTACGTTCTGAAAGAAAAAAACAAGTTATTGATGCTTTAGTGGAAGCTGGAACCTATTCACCAGCACTCGAATTGTTAATTGAAGTTTACTTGGATGCGTATGAAGATTACTTGGAACAGAGAAGTGAGAAACTTCGTAAAGAGATGGCCAAATATCTTGGACAGCTTGGACTTGATGGGAAAAATAAGGATTTAATTAAGAAAAGTGGTGTTCTTCTTGCAAAAGAGGAAGAAGAAAAGAAAAAAGAACCAAAAGAGGATACTAATGAAAATAGTAAACTCGTACAATTTAGGCAGAGAATGAACAGATGATTGATTTTGAAACTAATTATGCTGATCTGTTCGTTGAATATACCGAAAAGAATCCTAAGCTAATCCCAGATACAGTCAAGCTTGCAATTAAACGATATAAGAAGTGGAAAAAACGTAAAGATATTTGGTTTGATGTAGAAAAAGCCAATGCAATGCTCTATTTTACAGAAACTTTCTTGAAACATGCGAAAGGTAAGTGGGCAGGGCAGCCTTTAATATTAGAGTTATGGCAGAAGTTTTATTTTTCTAATATTTATGGTTGGCAAAAATATAATGCCGATGGAAAAGCAGTGCGGGTTATTCGTACAGCTTATTTACAAGTTCCGAAAAAGAATGGGAAAACCATAATGGGTGGTTCTCCTGTTATTTATGGTATGTATGGCGAAGGGGTGAAAGGGGCTGATTGTTATATCTCAGCAAATACTTTCGAACAATGCCAAAATGCTGCCGTTCCAATTGCCTTGACAATTGAAAACAGTCCTGACTTAAGACCAGGCACTAGGATTTACAAAGGGAAAGAGGATACTGTCCGTTCCGTTAAATATACATTTGTGGAAGATGGCATTAAATTCGCTAATACTTTGAAAATCTTAACTAAAGATAATGCGGGAAATGAAGGTAAAAACCCGTACATCAACTATTTTGATGAAGTCCATGCTCAAATGGATAGAGAACAATATGATAACTTGCGTTCTGCCCAGATTGCACAAGATGAACCACTAAATATTATTACTTCAACAGCTGGAAAACAAAGTGGATCGTTAGGCTCTCAAATTTATGCATATGCAAAAGAAGTGATCAAGAAGGATAATGATGACTCTTGGTTTGCTTTAATCTATGAACCTAATAAAAAGTACGACTGGGAAGACCGAGAAGTATGGCAGATGGTTAACCCAAACATGGGTGTATCTGTAAATATGGAGTTTTTAGAGAATGCATTCAAAGAAGCAAAGCAAAATAGCTTTAATAAGGCGGAGTTTTTATCTAAACACTTAGACGTATTTGTTAACTATGCAGAAACATATTTTGATAAGGACCAATTAGAAAAAATGTTGGTTGATTCTTTAGGAGATATTAAAGGGGAAACTTGTGTACTGGGTGTCGACTTATCAAGACGAAATGATTTAACTTGTTTATCTATTGAAATACCTACTTATGACGAAGCTGGCACACCAATACTTAAGATAAAACAAATGTATTTTGTTCCAGAGTTCGGAATTGAAGAAAAAGAGCAGAAAAGAAATGTACCTTATCGAGCACTAGCAGATAAAGGGTTTGTTACTATTTGTTCTGGCAAAACAATTGATGAGGATTTAGTGAATGAATATGTAGATTGGGTATTTGAAAACTTTAATTTAGTACAAATCAATTATGACCCAGCGCTTGCAGCAAAACTTGTAGAGAAATGGGAAATGCTTGGTATACCTTGTGTTGAAGTACCACAATATCCAACACACATGAATGAACCTTTTGACGATTTTGAAATGTTATTGCTTCAAGATCGTGTATTTACAGATAATCCATTGTTCATATTTTGCGCAGAGAATGCAAAAATTGTAACTAACATTAATAATTTGAAAGCTCCGTCAAAAAGAAAGTCGCCAGAACACATTGATGGATTTGTTGCTATGCTTATAGGCCATAAAGAAACGTTGAATATGATGGAAGAGGTATTTGTCGAGCAAGATTACGACAATTACTTAGATGAAATTTATAGATAAACCATATTTAGTACTTGTTATATTATCCATTTATATAGCATGATAAAAACATACATAAATGGATAGGGTGATTGAATTGAAAGATGCAATAGATATTTTATCTATAATTTTACCAGTTATATCAGCGCTTGGTGGTGCTTATCTTGGAGGATTCTTTACAAGGAGAGTCCAAAATGATTCCTTACGTTTTACTATTGAAAGAGAAGAGTTTAAAGAAAGAAAAAACGAAATAAATGAAACTCTACTTATCTACAATAAATTATTGGAGATTGATGGTAGTCATTTAATGATTACTCATATAGGTGGTTCACAGATAGAATTCGAGATAAATACATATCTGGAAAAAATAAGACCACATATTTATGAAAAGTTCCATTTAATCCATAAAGATGTTGCTGAGTTAATAAAGGAAATTGATAAAGCTATTCAGTATTGTAACTTTAATGAGGAAATTACATGGGCAGAGCACGAAGGAATAGCGAAAAATTATTATAAATTAATTGAAAAAGTAGAGCAGCATATTGAGAACTATCGTAACCGAAATTAA